ACCCATTTTATTCTATTTAATTATTGTCGTATCTTTTTAGTACGGATTGTATGTATTCTTTTGAAGGCAATTTTTTCAGTTTCTTTTTCTTAGCCTTCTCATCGTTATCCCAAGGGAAAGAAAGAACCTCTTTAGGTTTGAGCTTTTTCTTAGAGTGCGGTGCAATCGTAGAGTGTACTATCATCCTGGTTTGCTCCCACCTATCTTGCATTAGTTGTTCTTGATAAGCGTTAAAGCCGATTAACTGATTGTTAAAGGTTCGTGGGGTTAAGTCATAAAGCTCATCACAACCTAACCCCATTCTACCTAAACCTATCTGTTCGAGTCTGTCCCAATCAATTTCTCCCGATTCTTCATCGACTTCCTCTCCCTCAACTACTTTCCCTCGCTTTGAGGTTGATCAAGTTGGAAAGCCTCAAATATCTCGTTGATTTTAGAGAACTCCTCGTTATCAAGCCAATCTTCAATATCAGATATTTTATACTTAAATGGTTCGCCAATCTTCTTAGCTCCCGCCTTTAATCCAAAATATGTAATGATACCGATGTGGTCTATCTCCGATCCTAACTGATTCATTTCGCTTAACTTTAATCCACACTTGTTACAAATGTCTTTTAAAGCTAAATAACTAAATCTGATTGGTCGTTCTTGACCACCTAATTCTACCTTTTTCATTTTTCCTTTTTTTTAATTTATTAGTGTTTAAGAGAATACTTGTTTTAGAGATATAAAGTCTGATTCTATAAGACCTGAGGTACCTAATCTCTTAATAGTTAAGTATGTTCTAGTAGCTTTAAACCTAATGGTATGTGACCCTACTGATACGGGTAGGTCAAAATCAGTACCTTGACCTTCAATAACTAATCCTCCGCTTGACGAAATGGTTATGTTGTATGTAAGTTCATAAGTATTACCAACTACCATTACAGGTACGGTTGTGTTATTTGGTTGGTCATAAGTTTGCAAAGAAACTAACGATGAGTTTGACCAACTCCACCTAACTATTCCTGTATGTAATAATCTACCTTGCGAAGTGCTATTATCGTTATAAAGCCTCCAATAAGGGTTTATCAAGTAGTTTGTTCCTCCGTTTCCTGATGGTGCTGTAGTTATAGCTCCATCAAAGTAAGGGTCTGCTAACAACTCGTGACCTAGACCATTAACAAATAACTCCGAAGTACCTGTGAACGAAGCAGAATAAGTTGCGTTCTCCTCAGTTCCTGCGTCTATAGATACACTATTTACAAACGCTTTACCTTGGTAACAATCTACCTCAGTCGGGTTTTGATAATCCGAAGCGGTTGTACCTGTTTCGACTTGCCACGAAGCGGTTATTACCTTGTCTGCTGTGGTTTGGGTAGTGTAATCATCTCCAGGGTATAAATAAAGGTAAACATCTCGCAAATCCGTTCCTGACACTACTGAATCGGTAGTTATTTGTACTCTAGTCCACGAAGTATTGCTTAAACCTGTTACTTTTTTTATAGTATTATTTGTTGAGGACACTGTACCGTCACCACTTATTTTTTTTATACTTATATCAGCTTCTGTATCAGAACCAGAACCACTATTTAATAAAATTCTAAATTGACAAGAATCTGCAGTAGCCGAAAATGCTTTAAGATATAATGACCAAGTTACCTTTTTGCCTTCAGCCAGTTGTATAGGTAGGTTGTAGCGATTAAATCTATAAGCACCATTACTACTTACATCGACTTGAGCTGCTGTAAATTGACCAAATGGATCTTCGAGGTGTTTAGTTAAGGTAACACTACTTGGAGTCCACCCATCACCATAAACCTCCTCAGTATCCACTAAGTTGCGAACTCTGTCGGAAAACTTAATGTCGACTGAATCACCACTTACTAAATCGTTTACAGCAGACTCGACTCCTACTGCGTTGTTTACATCCCATAGAGCATCTGTACTCATCTCGAATGACCTAACTCCTGCTACGTTCTCTTGCCACCCTTCAGAATCTTTCGTAGTAATATCACGCAAATCCGTGTTCATACTAATAGAAGCGGATGTACTATAAGCAATTGGTTGATATACTACAGATTGTCCTGATTGGATTACAATTATTTCGATTGCACCCTTTTTGAACTCGGCTGTAACCTCCTCTATCTCTAGTGTAGGTACAGGACCATCTGCTCCGTTTGTTAAATCAACATACTTCCAAACACCATCTGTACCTATAGAACCTGCTGTATAATCAAAGTTTGCAGCAGAAATTAATTGGTCTCGTATAGACCCTACAATATGAGTACCAGTATTTGCGGTAAATTGGTCTATTCGACCATCAGTAATATCACCCGCTGCGTCTGTAATGTTATTAATTTTAATCTCATCACCCGATGTAAAATCCTTTAAAGGAGTTGATGACTTTACCTTAATCCTAGTTATCTGCGGTTGAGCAGGACTTGTTTTCTTGTAGACTAATAAATCCGTTGCGTTTTTAATTGCCATAATTTAATGGATTTAAAAGTTAATACTATGCTTGAGTTAATGCTCCTGTTCCTGTGATAGAAATTGAGTAAGTAGCGTTTTCTTCTACACCTGCGTCAATAGAGATTGAAGTGATGATACCTTTACCTGTATAGTTTTTCCCTGAGTTACCGAAAACTACATCTACCTCTGTACCTGCTTCCCAAGTTGTGTAAAGAGAAGGAAGTAATTTAACAGTTGCTGTTTCAGTTGTATTGCTATCGAAAGGATCGTTTACGTTAGTCGCAGTATCTCCACTTAAATCAACGAAAGCGTCACCTGAAAGCTCAAAAGATTTTAAACCACCTAGGTTTTCTTGCCATCTAAGAGATTGCTTGTTTGTAGAATCTCTCAAGTCCATAGACACACTTAGAGAAGCGGATGTAGCAAAACCGATTGTGTTACCTGCACCTGTTCCACCAACTCTAATAGCTACGTTTGTTGCATTTTGAATTGCCATTGTATTTTAGTTTTTAATTATTAAACAATTGAAAGTTAAGTTTTTGTAGAATTTTTCAGGTTTCTTATAATACTCGTCATCTAGATTCATAAACCTAAACTTAGCAGTATAGGATTGTCCATCCTCGGTATATGTTACCTGATACAAGTCTAAAGCCTCTACAACTGCTTTAGCTTGGTTATATGTTGTTCCATATCCGTCTGCAAAACAAGATATGTTTACTGATACATCACAAGACTCTAACGAACTACCCTTAGACATAAAGTTAGTTACATTCGCTATCTCGTAAGTTGTTGCAGGGTAGCCTGTCCCTTGTGGTATTATTACAGGGAAAACTTTTGCACTTGTTATTTCTTTTACAGATATTGCTGTTAGCAAACCAAATGAATTAGCTACTGTGCTATGATTTGTAAAACTAACATAATACGTTGCAGTCGATGTAGCTGTAAAAGTAAAACTAACAGTTCCTGTACCTGCTGACTTTAATTCACCTTCATATATCTCTGAACCTAATTCGCTAGTTCCAACATTTACACTTGTTTGATAAGATGAATTATATGAATATTCACAAAAGTAAGTTTTGTCTTGTTGAACACTTATAGTCGTATAAGCATTTGCTTTTGTGTTAAATCCACCTGTAAGTGTTTTTAAATTGTTGTTTTCAACAGAAACAGCAATAGGTGCTGAAGGAGGGTATTTAGCCCAACCAGTTGTATCGTTCCAAGTATTATTAGATATAAGCTCAGAACCAAGAGTTTTACCATTTGCGTTAACAAAGTTGGTATTACCCTTTAACCTATCGTTTATCTTTTGTCCTATTACTGCAAACATCTAAAATCCTGCTTTTTTTATCATTTTATCTATCAATTTGCTTAAATCTCTTTCAGCTTTTGATGATACTTTGTTACCCATTTGCTCTGCCGTAGCTTTAAACACATCAGAGTATTGTACAAATTCTCCTGACCTATTCTTGTAACCCTCTATTTGCATTGCAGCAAGGTTTTTACTTGTCTTGCCTTGCCAGTAGTGTGGGTTTACTTTTCTTAATCTAGGTCCGACAAACAATCCTGGCTGTTTTGACCTCCTAGCAGTAATAATCCCAATCGTGTCTGCGGTCCTCATCCCATTTCTATAACTTTTAGATGATGGATCGTATCTTCGACCAGGGTTTTTACTTTTAAACTTGTTCTTATAAGCTCTACTAATACCTTTTGAAAGCATATTAGCAGCAGGTCTAAGAGCCTTGTTTATTTCGGTTCGAGATTGTTTAGCAGTTAATCCTAAGTTTTTTAATTGGCTTTGAATCTTTTGAATGCCTTTTACCTCAACTCGAAAGTTTTGTTTCTTTTTTGGTTTAGCCATACTAGACAGGTGATTGTGTTGGCAAGTCTTGTTTAACGAATACCTCGATAAACTCTTTACGAGGGTCTATAACAAAACCTAGAATCTCATAAATATCACTTGTTTCAACTTCTTCAACAATCCAGTTTGACTTAATATTTTTAGTTTCGCTTGAGTATCTTATAGTGTAAACAAATCTACCATAAGATTGTAGCTCATCGCCCTCAAACTTCTCCTCGATGTCTCTAAGAGTCTTTACGTTCTTATTTGCCCAAACAGTAGTCAGAACAGAATAAGTGTTTGTAACACCCCCAAAATCATCTTGTGCAGTGGTTAGCGACTTTAACTTAATTCTTTGGTTAAAATCTCCCGCCTTTATTTTACTAATAAACGCCATATCTTAATGATAGCATTTATAAGGTTGTAATAGTATCTCAGATGCCATAGGGAAGCTACGCTTTCTATCTTCTCTGAAATAATACATATCGCTTACGATTAACTTAATCGCTTGTTTTATTGCTTGTGGTACATCACTTGCTGCTGCTCCAAAACCTGTAACAAATTCTACCCAAAACACATTAGCTGCATCTTCTTTAAGGGTTACATTTGGAAAAGAGCTTGTAAGATAAAATATAGACGGATTAGAATATGTATCTACATAGGCTGCATCAGAACTCTGAGTAACACCATTTGCATCTATATACCAAATTGGATGTTGGTCATTACCTCCGTGTTGTAATTTCAACCTAGAGTTAGGGAATATTAACGAACCCTTTTTAATAACCTCGTTATAATAAAGTCTATATTCGTGGTCTATAAAATGTCTACCACAATAATTCTCTGCCATCTCAGTAGCAGAATCTATATATAGACCCAACAAAGTATCTTCATCTGCCGTATCAATACGAAGATGTGATTTGATTTCATCTACAGTAACGACCTTAGTTGTTGGATCGTCTAATACCGCTAAATCTCCTTGATTGTATATGTTTGGGTCTAAGTACATAGAATTAATATTGTAAGTAAAGGGAAGTCCCGAAGGACTCCCTTTTTAATTTAAACTATAAGCTATTACTATGCTTCGATACTCTTTTGGAAGATAGAATCTGCTTGAGCTGCAATACCATCTACAAGACCAGTAGCTACCATTCTAGCACCACCTTTACCTGCAAGAGTGTAAGGGTCAAACAAAATATCCAATCCACCGAATACTCCTAAGTGTACTTTAGAGAAGTCACCACAAAGAACTTGGTCTTTTGTAGTAGTTCCATCAGCACCTAAAGCAGAAGTTACGAAGTAAGGAGTGTTGTTAATTACTTTCTGAGCTAAGTTCAAGTAACCTGCAGAGAAGTCAGCTCCCGCTGCACCTGCAACTGCACTCCAAGCAGCAGGGTTCATAATGTAAGAGATGCGAGAGTCTAGACCTGCACCGTTACCTACTACAGTAGCTTCCAAAGCTGCCAATAAAGCAACATCAGCAGCACCTGTTCCGTAAGCGTTTGCATCAGCAAAAATTGAATCAGGAGCAGAAGCGTCTACATCTGCTTGAGCCAATAAAGCTGCCTCCATCTTAGCCATCATAGAAGCTGCGATGTTTCTTCTTAAAGCACCTTCAAGACCTGCATTTTGTACTAAAGACTCAGGACTCATATCTACTACAGAGATAACTTTCTTTGGAGAAAGCGTCTTAGAAGTAACATCACCTGCCGCAGTAACGTCAGCGTTTAAAGCTGCCTCAGTTGCCCAAGTAGAAGTGATACCTTGTACGATAGGGAATTTTCTATCAGCACTCAATCCTGAGTAGAAGTTAGAACCTGCCTGTACCAATACAGAAGCTGCTTGTAATTGGTCGATGAAGCTAGATACTTCAGTACCTTTTACACCTGATGCAGTAACATCACGCTTTTCAGATTTACCATTCAATACAGAGTAAGGAATAGCGATACCTTTGAACGCTTGAGAAGGGTTCTCGTTACGAGCTTCTTGATCCATCTCAGCAACAAGACCAGTTACACGACCTGTGTAAGCTGCTTTAGCTGCGTCTACGAAAGAAAATTCTCTGATTTCTTTAGACTCTTTTACATTTTGAGTTCCGAAAGAAACAGGAGCTGAAGCAATCTCAGCGTTTAGTTTTTCTTGTCTTTCAACCATTTCAATGTCTTTTTTTAGTTTATCGATGCTTTCCATTTTTGCATCGTAAGATACTTGCTCGTCCTCAGTAAGGTTACGAGACTCATTTTTACAAGTTTCAAGCATAGTGTTTGCATCTTCGATCAAACCTGCTCTTTCTTGACGTAATTCTACAGAATTTTTCATTTAGAGTTTACTTTTAAGTGTTAATTCGTTTTGTAATAAATTGATTTTATTAAGTGTTTCTTCACTATCGCATACTTGTTCTTGCTCTACTACTTCTTCAACCTTCTCAGAAATTTCTTCTTTGATTTGTTCCAAAGCTCGTAAAGCAACATCAGTATTGGAGTAAGCCCCAACACCAACTATAGAAACATCAAATAGTCTAGCAACTTTCTTAATGTTTCTTTTATGGACATCACCATCTTGAGTCCACTCATCATCTTCAACTGTAAAAGCAAAAGACGATTCGTACAATAAACCTCTACGCATAAGTTCAGCGACATCGTTACCTGTAGAAGTGTTTGGTAAAGTTCCATCATATCTTAGTCCTCTCTCATCTACTGAGAGTTTTAATGTACCACCCTGGTTTCTATCCAAGATAGCGTTCATATCGTGATTGTAAGTAAGTATCACGTTGTCATCTAATCGACCATCAAAAGCGTTACGAGAGATAGTTTCTCTGAAACCTAAATCTCTACTTTCGTGGTCAAACAGAGCCGCATAACCACTAACACGATAGTCCTCAGACTCATCGTCTTTACGAACTTCGCATTGAGAGGTAAATACTCTGATTTCTTTATTGTCTTTCATATCAAAACTTTTTTCTTCTCGTTCTATTTCTTTAACCTTTTTCTTTGACCAACTGAATCCTGCGTTTCCTCCCCACAAAGCCCAAGCTATTCTCCAAGCTGTAGGACCTCCATCGTTTTCTTTAGCAGAATAGTGTTTAGACTTGTTGTTCTCGTGTCGGCTAAAGAAACTAAACATTCTTTTTATAGTAGAGATACTCAAGTCTCCGTTGATTATGTCTCTTGCTCTAGAAACACCTGTAGACGTTCCACCTCTACCATACTTTTTTCTCCATTCTAAACCTTTACGAGCTTCTTCTCGCATTCCGCTTGTAGGAGTAGTATTTATATCTTTTAGAGCCATTATTCTGCCAGTTTCTCTCTAGATGTATCTTCACCTAGCCGATCAAGAGGCATCATATTGGATTGCATATAAACTTTTTCGCTTTCGTTACCCATTGGGTTCATATCTTCAAGAGAACGAACCTCATCAGGAGAAAGTACACCGATGTTAACCAATGTTCTATAGTAGTCAGCTCTACTCTTAGAATCTCCTCTAAGAATAGCTGTAAGATTGAATTTAAAGTATTCTGTTCCTCTCTTTTTAGAAGGAATCAGTTTAGTGTTTAGTTCGCTTTCAATTCGTTTAATCCAAGGAGTAATTGTGTGTACCACAAAGTCGATTTGTTGAGCCTCTATATTACTATATGTTGCTCTAGACAAGTCGTTTACAAGGTGATTAGGTACTCTAAAGATTCTACAAATATCGCTTACTTGATATTCTCTAGATTCTATGAATTGTGCTTGATTGTTAGGAACAGTTCGAGCTACCCAGTCCATACCTTCTTCTAGGATAGCAGTTTTACCTGCATTTACAGTACCTGAGTAGTTAGAGTTCCAAGACTCTTTTAAGCGTTTAGCTGTTTCAGGTTTAAGAGTCCCTGGATGTTTTAGTATTCCTCCTAACTGTGAGCCATTCTTAAACCACGAACCTGCGTGTTTATCTAAAGATAAGGAGATACCTAAAGTCTCAGCCGCAGCTTCTATTGGAGATTTACCTTCGATACCATCAAAAGATAATCCCTTAACGTGAATCATATTTACCGATTGCACTTTACCTACTACAGGATAAGGTGTAGTAGCGTTTTGTGTAACCTCATAATAAACTTCCCTGCCATCAGGAGATACATAGACCTCAACATCATCATATTGTATTGGGTGAAGGGCTATTGGTAAACCGCCTTGGTTTCTTTCTATGTAAGCACAGAAATTTCCATCAAAGGATAAATCAACCAAAGCTCTTTCAAAGAACATAAAAGAGTTGTATAAAGGAGAGGGCTGTTCACCCACTAAACTATTTAATGGATTGTTATTGAGTTTTATCTTTCTATTATCTTCATCTTTAGAATATAGACAGATGGGAAGGGAAGCTACTGTTTCCGAAAGAACTCGTACACAAGACCAAACAGTCGCAATCCTAATTGCTTGTTGCTTAGATACTGCTTGTCCTGACGAGCTGCCAAAAACATTTGTAAGTATTGTCTGACCGAATATAGATCGTGATTCAGAATCTACGTCTACGTTCTTGTTTCTTTTTAAAAAATCGAATAAACCCAAAGCTCTTTGAATAGTTATACATTAATAAATAGTAAAAACACCCATATACTGAACTACTTTTTCAAGATATTTTTCAAATAATTTTGTGAATTTGATAGAGTTTTGTATATGTATCTCTCCGAAACCCCCTTTAAACGGGCTATTTCGCTGATTTTTAAGTCGTATTCATACCTTAACAAAAGTACCTCTTTACTGAATTTATGGTCTATTTTAGACGCTTCTTGCCATAATTTATCAGCTTTCTCATCATAATCTTCGTATATCGGGGCATCTTTAAGACCCCTGTCACGATATTTCTTATGAAAAGGAGAAGTATTAGATAATACTTGATTAGTAGTAATCCTAGCAACGTAATATTTAAAAGCACCAGTTTCGTAAAGTGATTGTATCGTCTCATCTAGTTGTGAAAGTAAAATTATGTTTATTTCTTGCACTAAATCGTCTACAAGATGGTAATCTTGATTTCTACCTGCTACTGATTGGCAGATTTGTCTAATAGAGCTTTGCTCTTGAGAGATTATCTCATTCTTAGATAAAGAATATTTCCCTGTCATCGTATGCTGATCCACCTGTGTTTTTGTTTTGCATAGCTTCTGACAATCCCATCAGACAAGCTACAATTCCATCAATCTTATCATTTGACTTTGCTTTGTTTGGTTTTACATTTCCTGCAGGGTCTAAGGCTAAAACTACGTTAGACATCATCCATCTAAGCACAGGGTTTCCTCCGTGTCGTATGCTTCCTGCTAATATCAATGTTTCAAATTCCTTAGTAGCAGGTGACATAGTTCTGTAACCTTGCCCTACAGGAATCATTGGGCAACCTTCTTCTGTAAGGTCAATTACAATCTGTGAAGCGTTCCACCTATCGTATGCTATCATTTGCACATCAAATTTCTCTGATATGTCTCTTATTTTTTGCTTAATGTAGTTGTAATCA